CAGACGTTGGACGCCGACCCACCCATGAGGGAACGAAGCCACCAGTTGACACGAACTTGCAGTCGGTCCTTGGTCTGGCGGAAGAGCGGGAGCTGGCAGCTCTCGCCGACGGAGTAGCCCTTGGTTCCCCACACCGGGAACCCGTATACCTCCGTCTCGCTAAGGGACCAGATCTTGCCGAGGTTGACCCAGGACCAACCGGAGGACTCGGTGAGGTTCCCCGACGAGCTGTAGCGCTCCTCAAGGAGGCACCTGCGGTCGATGATGCGCTCGCGGAGCTGCTGCGGCAGCTTCGGCCACAACCACTCCGTCTCCCACTTGTGCAGGTTGCTGCTGAGGTAGGGGTGCTTCTCATCGGCGGTTCCGTTGTTGGTGTCAGTGTCGCCCCAGTAGAGGTACTGGCCGTCGCTCGTCTGCCACTTGGTGTCAGTGATCGGGATGGGGTCGAACACGCACACGAGGTGATTCTGCGTGAGCTGCGTGTCCATGGCGTTCTTGTACGTGTCCATGCCCGCGATGCGCACCGTGAGGTTGTTGCTCTCCACCGGCACGGTGAAGTAGTCGCCGATGCGAAGGTCTCCGAAGCCGGAGTCGCACAGCCCGCCGAGGTATGCGTAAAGGTCGGACTGGCCGGAGAACAGCGAGTTGAGGTTGCGGCCCGCGTAGATGCCGTTGAACTCCTGACGGTCGTACTCCGCGTCAGCCGACGCTTGGGTTGCGGCGTCTCGGGCCACTTGGTCGATGATCGTGTAGTTGGTCCCGTTGACGTTGAGGGTCTTCGCGTCTGCCATGTGCTTGCCTTTCTACTTGACTACTTGAGGGTGATGGTCGTGCCGCTCGCCGTGCAGGTCGAGCCGAAGGTGAAGGTGCTGCCGGATACGGACGCCTTGGAGCTTGGGCAGTACACCGTTCCGTCCATGTAGAAGAACTGGCCCGTTGAGTCGGCGAGCATCGAGCCGAGCCTGTCAATCTGGGCGCGCATCTCGGCCACGTCCTCGTCCCCCACGACGCTCGATTGCAGGTTGTCCGCGACGTTGCGGGCGTAGGTCGCCGCGTTGTTGGCGTTGGTGGCCGCACCGTTCGCCGCGTTCGTGGCTGCTTGAGATTGGCTCTTGAGCGCGTTGAACTCCGTCACGCGGTTCTTCTCGGCGGTGACCCTCGCCTCCTCCTGGCTCTCGCGGGTCTCCTCGGCCTTCTGGCGCGCGGTCTCGTTGGCCTTTCTGGTGTTCTCGGCGCTCACGCGGGCGGCCTCTTGGCTCTCGGCCTTCTTCTCGTAGGCTTCCCACTTCTCCCACAGGGCGGTCAGGAGGTCGTCGTAATGCTCCGCTTCCTTGTGCGCGTCGGACGTGTCCACAGCCGGGAGGATGCGAAGCTCGAAGCCCTCCGTGGTCTCCGCCTTGGTGGTTCCGGAGAAGAAGACGAAGTGCGCCAGGCGGCAGAGTCCGGGGCTGGACAGCGCCTCGCTCGGGAGCGTGCACTTGGTCTTGCTCCCGCTCTTCGTGGCGGTGACTCGCGCCCATCTCCCGTCAGCACGCATGATGTCGAGGCGCACGGACGGGAGCGAGGACGTGTACGCGGAGCCGTCGTCCACGATCTCGGCCTCGATGGCCTGAGTGCCCGCCTCGCCCTGACGCACCACGACCTGCTGCGGGATGCGCGATGTGCGCTTGTGCACCTCTAGGGTCAGCTTATGCGTCGGCATCTTCGGCCTCCTCCGGGTACGCGAGGGCGCGCAGGGCGCTCAGCGCCTCCTCGAAGGTCTCGACAGGTGACTTCGCGGTCTTAGCCTTGGCCGCCGTGCTCGCGCCACCGACCTCTGATGCTGTGGCCATGCTCGACGTGAGCATGGATTGCAGGGCGTCGAACGCGGCGACGGTCGCCTGCGCGCGCTGGTCTACGTATATCGGCTGCACCAGTGTTATCCCGTTCATCATGGGCTGCGGCGGCGTGATGTCCTCCGCCTTGACGATTTCGCGCCGCCCGGTGTTGTACACGGCGATGAACACAGCGCCCTGCTGCTCCGCCGCCACGAGCTTTTCCGTGGCGTATTCCGCTATCGCCCCCTCCACATTGCCGATGGGGTCATGCAGCAGGTAGTAGTCGATGCGCTCCGTGATTTCCTCGTCCATGGTTCCTCTCCTTAGTCGAATCCGCAGTACGTGCAGAAACCGTTGATGAAGTTGATAGTCCTCCACGAGTTAGTCCACCCGACTGTTCCGTTGCCGTTGTCGTGTATCTCGCTTATGTAGTGCAGCGTGTGGTCGCCCGTGTACCCGTATGTCGCCGTCACGCTCGTGTCGGAGGTCGCAGCCATGCTCGTTCTCGGCGCAGATATTCGCAGGGAGCCTTGGCACTGCATCTGTATCCCGTAGCTGATTTTCCCGGTACTGACGTCCCGCATGGACGACGAGTAGTCGATATAGCCGACCTGCGAGCCGCTCCGAAACCCGGTGAGCTGCCCGGAGTTGTTGAGCTTGATTCCGTAGGTGCTGCCGCACTCGAACGTTCCCTTGGCCACCATGCTCTGAGCAGTCAGCTGCCCGTATCTGGTCATGCTGGAATACGAGCTGTCCCACGAGAAGCGGTTGGACTCGATGGACACCTGCCCGCTCTCGACCGAGATTTGCGACGACACGTCGCCCTTGCTCACCTTTAGCTCGATCTCGTCTTCCGTGACGGCGATTCGCGAGAGAGCGCCGGAATCCGCCACTCGCCACCATCCGCCCGAGTAGACGAACGTCACGGTGTCATTGGCAGACCACCAGCTTGATTCCGGCAGGTACGTGTTCTTGAGCGTTATCCACTTGTCCCCCGTGCCGGAGACGTTCAGCTTCGGCTGGGCTGCGTCGTTGGCGTTGGCGAAGCGCACGTTAACCGTAGCGCCCTCTCGAAGCCTGAAGCCGTCGATGTCCACGGTCTTGACCTGCGTGTCGGCGGCGGTGGTGCAGAGGCCGAACACTGCGTTCGCGGCGTCGATGTCGCTCTGCGCGCCGCTCAGGCCGGTCTTCAGGTTGCCCACCTCGAGCTCGATGCCTTCCTTCATCACAGATATGCTGGATTTGGTCTTGCTCAAATCGTCCTTCACGCCGGACACCTCAAGGTTGATGGCGTCCTCGGTCGCCTTTATGAGCGCGTGCGTCCCGGCATCCGCGACGTTCCAGTAGGTTCCGTCGTATGCGAAGGTGATCGTCGCGAAATCGTCCCACCAGTTGCGCTCGGCCAGAAGGGAGCCGTCGAGCCTAATGTACCTGGCACCGGTGCCGCTGACGTTGAGCCTCGGGCTGATCGCGGTGTTCGCGTTGGCGAATCGCACGGTCACGATGCATCCGGCCGTCAGTTGAAAGCCCTCTATATTAACTGCCTTGATGGCAGTGGAAGAGGCGGTCGTGCAGTATCCGTAGACGGCCCGCGCCGCATCGACCCCCGTCTCCAGACCGGCTATCGCGTCCTCGGCGTTGGACGCGCCGATGGTGACGCTCGAGCCCTTCAGCTCGACCGTCCTGGCGTCGAAGTCGGCGCGGAGAACCGGGTCGCCCTCGGTTCCCACCAGGAGCACACCCGTCTTGATGAGGCTCGCCAGCAGCGTTCCCGTTGTGATGCAGTCGGCCACGAAGCCCTCGCCGGTGCCGAAGGTGCGCCAGTCGTAGGAGCCGTCGGCCCTGGTACCGGAGGCGATGCGGAAGCCCTGCGAGCAAATCTGCATCGCGCTGCCGCCTGTCTTGGTTGGTCGCCCCTGATCGTCCAGAGGCACGCTAGACCAGATGGTGCCCTGCTCGAAGCTCGTGAAGCAGTAGCTCATGCCCGCGAGGTTGAACTGCTCGTTGAGGCGGTCGATTATCTGTTGGAGGTAGGCCGCTGGCGTGCTCGCGGCGATGTCCCACGAGTCGGAGCGCCGCGTGAGGCTGCCCAGCTCCTTGCGCTGCTGCGCCCACATGTCGGCCATGGTCTCGGTCACGTTGCCCAGGGTGACGGTCTGCGTCCCTCCCAGGAGGTCAGTGACCAGCTTGGTCACGCGACCCTCGCACCGGAGCTCCGGCGAGAACTCCGTGTCAACGAGCTGGACGTCGTCTCCGACGGCCACGCCCTCCCAGCCCCGCCCGAAGGCCACGAGGTCTAGCACGTCGGCCTCGTAGGTCACCCCCGGCACGCTGTGCTGGTCGAGGTAGTCCATGGTCTCCTGCTTCAGCTTGGCGGCGTCCTCGCACTCCGAGTCCTCGTAGACCCCGAAGATGTGCGCGAGCCCGCCCTTGCCGTCCGGCCTGCCGTAGGTCTTGAGCGCCTCGCTGTCGGCCACGTAGTTCAGGCCGCCGTTGATCTCGCCGAAGGTCAGCTTCCTGCCGTAGCCCCCGGCGTCCGTCTCCTCGCCCTTGCCGTATCCGTAGCACGCGGTGATGGCTCCCCAGTGCTCGGTCTTGGCAACCGAGGAGGCGTCCTTGCCGTATGCGAAGCGGCGGTGGCCGGATGATGCCCCGCGATGCGCGCGGATGGACACCTTGCGCTCCGAGACCCCGTCCGCGCCGACCTCTATCTCGGTCTCCAGCTCGCCGCCACATTCCAGGATTGATTGCAGAGCCTCGCGTGCAGAGACGTGGTAGAAGGTCAGGCTCTGGGATACGGTTCCGCCCTGGTCTACCGTCCCCACCGTCCAGCGGGTCGGCTCCAGGCACACCTCAAGCGCCCTGCGGTAGCTGTAGCCGTAGGGTCGCTTGTCCTCTATGAAGTCCCCGAACAGCTCGCAGACGCTGTTGAGCGCTGTGTCCGTGTAGACCGTCCCGGAGGCGTCGTGCAGTCCCTTCGGGTCTTGGCACACGTGCTCGTGGCACGCGCCGTTCCGGTCGCGCCAGACGAGGCGGTAGCCCTCGCGCAGGCGGAAGGTGGTCGCTATGCTCACGGAGTCCTCGCCGTTCAGCTCGTCGCTGTGCTCGAACGAGATGAGGGACGCCCCGGCGATGGTGCCGAGGTAGGCGTCGTGCCTGCTGTACACGTCGATGCGCATTTACACCCACCTCTCGTCCCACTCGACGGTCGCCGTGCCGCCGGATACCTTCAGCTGAGTCTGGCCTTCCAAGTAGAAGGTCTCGAAGTCGCTCCCCACGTTCACCGCGTGGTCGCTCCCGTTGACGGTGCAGCGCGCCAGCGCCGTGTCCAGCACAAGCGTCTGCGAGCCGGTGAACGACGCGTCCACGCGGATGTACTTGCCGCTGCCCGCGTCGGTTATCTGCCAGCAGGAGCCGGAGGGCGGCTTGACCGTGATGGTCGGGCGCGCCCTGTATGTGCCTCCCGCATCGACGTATCTGGTGCCGGATACCTCCTCCTTGCGGTGCTGGCCGTATGCCACGGGGTCGGCGCAGAGGAACGGCAGCTCGACCTTCGGCCGGTGGCTGTGCCGCGAAGGCTCCGCGCCTCCCTCGTAGACCGCCATGAGGTAGCTCCACGGCTCGTCCGGCACCACGAGGCGCTGCGGCTCGGTGACCGAGAGCATCCCGGCGAGGATGCGCCGAAGCATCGACACGTCGTCAAGCGCCCTCGCGGTGAGATAGCCGGTCACGATCACTTCGGACGCCTCCAGCCCGTCGAGGCGCGCGAGCTCGCCGTCCATGCCGGGGACGGTCGTGCGCTCTATGCGCCGCTTCGGGAAAACCGGGCGGGTGAACGAGGTCACGTCTATGTACGGGGTCAGGTCGATGCCCCCGAAGGTGAAGAGCTTCACGCGAGCCCCCTTCCTGCCATGACGATGCGGGAGCGGGACGCGAGGGCTGCGGACACCTTGTCGCTGTCGAGGTAGACGTTGCCGTCCTTGTCGGCGATGCGCTCCAGGACGCTCACGATCAGCGAGAGCACGTCGGCGTACCCGTCGCGCTCCGTGGCCTTCACGGAGAACGTCTGGGCGCTCGTCAGCTCGGTCGAGAGCCCCTGCTGCGCCACGCTCAGGACGGACGCGGTTGCGGCCTTGACCTTACCGGCCTGCCCCTCGATGCTCTCGGCGAAGTCGCCCATGAGCGCCTTGCCCGACCACGTGGTGTAGCCGTGGCCGGAGAAGGGGCCTTCCTTTGCCGGGGAGAACGGAAAGAAGCCTCTGATGGTGCTGAGCGCGCCGGAGATCTTGTCGCCGACCCAGCCGACCGCGCTCATCACGCCGTCCGCGAAGCCCTGGAGCAGCGCGCGGCCGGAGTCGATAAGCCAGCTGCCCGCATCGGCGAAAAGCCCTATGATCTTCCCGGGGAGCCCGCCTAAGATGGACATGACCTGCTCGTTGCCGCCGCTCACCGCGCTGACGATCCCATTCCAAGCACTGTCGAGGAAGCTTCCGAGTGCGCTCCATGCCGAGTTCCAAGCGCCCTTGATGAAAGAGAGCGCGGAGTCGATGATGCTGCTCACGAGCCGGATGCACGACTGCACGGTTGCGACTATGCCGTCCCAGACGGCCTGCAGGATGTTGAACACGCCGTTCCAAACGGCCTCCCAATCGCCCTTGATGAGCGCGAGCACGGTGCTGATCACGGCATTGATCACATTCATAGCGCTTGTGATGACGGACTCTATGAACGGGAATACAGAGCTTACGACGGCCTGAATCGCAGCACCCGCAGCGGTGAACGCAGCCTGAACAACCGGCCAGACAGCGGTGACGACAGCTTGGATCGTCTGCATAACAAGGCTTATCGTCTGCTGGATTAGCGGCCATACGACCGCAGCCAGAGCCTGAATCTGAGACCATGCGCTCTGGATGGCGGCCCTGAACGTCTCATTGGTGTTGTAGCCGACCACCACTGCAGCAGTGAGACCGGCGATGGCGGCGATGGCTATTCCGGCAGGGCCTGCAAGGGTGCTGAGGCCGGGGGCAATTTTCGAGAGCGCCGTTGAGAAGCCGTATAGCTTCTGGTAGCCCTGGAATGCGTTGATCATGTAAAGCGCGCTGTTCGCGGTGCTCATGAGGCTGCTGGCGAGCTGAACCCCCTTAATCGTGGTAAGGGCCGCGACGACGCCTGCGGCGACCGGGGCAAGAACCGGCACGATAGCGGAGACCGCAACCTTGATCACATTGACGGAGAAAGAAGCGAAAGAGGACGCCGATTTGAACGCCGACATGAACTGCGAGGAGTCCACGGTTGGCAGCTTAATCCCCAACCCCGCGAGGGTCTGCACCGCGATGTTCCACGCGGTCGACAGCGCCTCGGAGACAATGGGTGCAAGCACGGAGCCAAGGCCCGAGAGCACCGAGGGAAAGGCCTGAATTATGCTCCTGCCGATTATCGCGACGCGGGGGGCCACGTTCTGAGCAACGGCACCTATGGATTCAAGAAGCTGCGTCGTGAGCTGGCTGAAATCCACGTCATCGCGCCCGAGGCCCGTGAGGAAGTTGGTCCACGCGGCCTTGGCCATGCCGATGGAGCCGGATATGGTGGTGGACGCCTCCTTCGCCGTGGTGCCGGTGATGCCCATCTCCTCCTGAACCGTGTGGATGGCCTCCACGATGTCGGCGTAGGACTCGATGGTGAGGTCGGCGGTCTTGCCCTGCTCTGCGCGGAGCTTGTTGGCGTCCGCGATAAGGCGCTGCATCTCCTCCTTAGTGCCGCCGTAACCGAGCTTCAGGTTGTCGAGCATCGTGAAGTTCTGCTTGGCGAAGCCCTGGTAGGCGTCCTGCACGCTCTGCATGTCGGAGCCCATCTTGTTGACGTTGTCCGACATGTCGATCATGGCCATGTTGGCGTACTCGGCGGCCTTGGCGGTGTCCCCGCCCACGGATTGGACGAGGGACGCCGCGAAGCTCGTGGCCTGCGTCATGTACTGGTTGGCGCTCATACCGGCGGTGCGGTATGCCTCGTCGGCGTAGCCCTTCAGCGTCGATGCCGAGGAGCCGAACAGCGTGTCCACGCCGCCCGCAAGCTGCTCGTAATCCGCATACGCGCTAAGGGCCGCGCCTCCGATTGCGGACACGGCACCCGTGACGGCCGTGAACCCGGCAACGGCGAGCTTGCCCGCCGTTGCGGCGGCCCCGCCGATGGAGGACAGCGCGGATTTCGCCGCGCCGCTCCCGGCTGAGATGCCGGAGCCGAGGCCGCTGCCGAATGACTTTCCTCCCTCGGCACCAGCCTGCCCGAACTGAGCCTTGATGTCGTTCGCGAAGCCCCTCATGGAGGGCATCAGCGTCACGTATGCGGAGCCCACGTCAGCCATGGTCCACCCCCATTCCCAAGATGTCGTCGATTTCCGTGCGCGCGTCCATGGCCGCGTCCCTGTTCGCGTGCGCCTCGGCGAGCTTCGCCGGGTTCATGAGCGGCTCGGGGAAGGGCGCGGGCTTCTTCGGGTCGTTGGACAAGGCCCACATCAGGTGCCTTTGGTTGAACTCGATTCGCCAGAGTAGGTACTCGGCGACGCCCCATTCGTTCGAGGGCTCCTGCGCCCTCGCCGTGCGCGACTGGGCGGGGAGCTGGTACCAGAGAAGGGCCATCCTCTCCAGGTCGGGCACCTCCCCCTCAAGCGGGAGGGAGATGCCGTAGTACTGCTGGAAGTCGGCTATTACTTCGCCTCTGCGCCCTTCGAGGCAGGAGACGAAGCCTGCGAGTTTTTTGCGCCACACGCCTCGATGGCGCTGCCGAGGAGCGTCTGGATGCAGCCAATGTCGCCGCCCATGCGGTCGATGTACTCCTCGTCCTTGCCGCAGAACACGCGCTCCATGACGTCGAAGGCCACGGAGAAGTCCTTCTCCGACTTTGCGAGCTGCTTGGCGGTCTTGTAGCTGGTTACCTCGTCGGCATCGCAGATAAACTCGCCCTCGATGCCGTCGATGGTGAAGGAGACCTGCTTCACGCTACATCGCCTCCGTCTCGGTGGACTCGATGTAGTCGATGCAGGTGTCACCGTTCTCATCGCTCAGGTACTTGATGGTGATGGGGCGCGCGCAGAGCTCGCCAATGGCGAGGTTGAGCTCGTCCAGCTCGTCGGACTTGCCCATGGGCACAACCTTGCGCCAGCGGCGGCCGTTCTTCAGCACGAGTTCGAGGACGTAGGCGCGGATGGTCTCGGAATCGCCGTTATGATGGACGGTGATGATGCCGCTCTCGTCGGTGACGTTCTTCTCTCCGTACTGAATCTTCAGCGTGTCGGCCTTGATCTCGGCAAAGGTCACCTGGCCGGACTCGACGCGGGAGGTCTTCGGCGAGTCGAGAAGGTCGCCGTTCATGTCGAGGATGTCCTCGGAATCGCTGTCGATGGACTCCTTGTAGCCGTCCGAGGAGATGAAACCGAGCACCTTGAAGGCGACGTTCAGCGGCGTCTTGATGTCCTTCGGAAGCTCGGTGCCGACGGGGGCGGAAAAGATGTAGCCGCCCTTGACGCCCTTGGTTGAGCTGACGTTATCGGCGTTGTTCTTGGATGCGACTGTCTTGGCCATGACGGCCCCTTTCACTCGAAAATCGTAAGGTTCACGTTCGTCCTGTATCTGGCACCGCCCGTGGCGGGGTCTGGAAGGCGGTACGTGCCGTCCGCGAAGGCGTCAAAGATGTTCTCCTCGTGCAGGAGCGTGGGAACGGCGAGCTCCACCATCCCCGCCATCTCCGCCGCACGCCTCCTCGTCGGTGCCCACGAGTACACGGCGACGAACGCCTGGCTGCCGAAGCCGAGCCCGTTACCGCCGGTGAGCTCCACGGAGATGAACTCGTCCGGCGTGTCCTTGGGCACCTCAAGGACGGCCTTGATGCCCGTCTCGGCCATCAGGCGCTTGGCGACGACCCTCTCTATGTCCATCGCGCCCCCTAACGCTTCTTGCGCTTCTTGGAGCGCGACCGATCGGGCGTCCCGCCGTCCACCTTGATGGGTCTGACGAGGCAGCCGTGGGCGAGCCTGCCCTTGATGGTGATGACCTCACTGCCCTCCCGCGCCGCCTGCAGCTCGCGCGCCTTGGAGCGAACGAGCGACTGCACGGGACCGGAGTTGAGCACCTCGCGGTAGCCCGGACGCCTCCAACGCTTCCACCGGAACTTGCACTTGCAGCTAGCCATCGACCGCCACCACCTCGGCAACCATGTTCAGCTCCCCGGGAGCGTGCTCGTCCGCATAGCGCTGGGGCCACCCCACGACCTCGCAGGTCACCCCGCGCACGACCACCGAGCACCCCCGAAGGTCAGCGCTGTATCCCTTGGGGAAGAACACGGAGAACGCGACCCTCGCGCCATCCGGGCGGGTTGCGTCCAAGTCGGAGGTCGGGCCGGGGCAAACGACCACGCCGCCAACCTCCTCGCGACTCGGTTCTCCGATGATCGACTCGCCGAGCTCGTCGTGCTCGACGCTCGGGGTGATGACAGTGACGCTCTCCGTGGCGATCAGGCTCACAGCTCCCCCCTCTCGATTGGACGGAGCACGCGCCTCACGGAGCCGTCCAGGCCCAGGAGGCGGCGCGCCGTCTTGCCCACGTACATCTCGCCCAGGGCGGTTCCGTAGGTGACGGACGCCGTGATGCTGCCCGCGCCCTGGCTCAGCTGCGTGGCACCCGCCATGTTCGCGGGGGTGTTGAGCACGCGGTTGACGAGCATGCACGCGACGGCCGGGGCTGCGCGGTCGAACGCGTCGCTCTGGCCCTTTTCATACAGAACGCCGTAGGCGGCCTCGTACTCGGAGAGGAGCATCGCCGAGGCGTCCGACAGCAGCGCGTTCAGGCGGGACTCGTCCGCCGCCGCGCCGTAGCGGGCCTCGTAATCCTCTGCCGTCGCGAACATCTCCATGACTACTCCGTGACCTTCGCGAGGCCCGCTGCGGAGAGCTTGTCGAGGAGCGCGTTGTAGGCGTCCTTGACGGATGCCACGGTGGAGGCCTCGGAGCCGAGCTTGGCGATGGTGCCTAGCAGGGGCTCGTCCTCGGCGTTGACGACGGCCACGTGTGCGGGCAGGAGCGGGGACGCCTTGGCGGCGTCCTCCACCACTACCTTCTGTATCAAAACGGACATCAGGCCACCCCCCCTAAGCGCTCTTGAGGACGGCGAAGCCCTTGGAGTCGAGAATCGCGTAGGCGTAGACCGCCTCGGTTCGGAACGCGATCTGGTTGTGGGCCTTGAGGTCGACGCCGGTCTGGTCGGGGTCGCCGTATTCGATGATCTCGGACCAGATGTCGCGCACCATGCCCCACTTGATGAGCGTGAAGTCGCCCATGATGCCGAGGACCTTGGTCTGCTCGGTCGCGAGACGGCCATTCACGGTGCCGGACACGGCGGCGTCGATGCCGTCGATGTTGCCCGCGTTGAGGTTCAAGGGCACCTCGGGGTAGAGGCGCTGGCCGGTGGCGGGTACGCGAAGCTTGCGCAGGGAGCTGGCGTACTTCTTGGACAGGGCGAAGCCGTTGATGTCGTAATCCATGAGGGCGTCGACCAGATTGTCGATGTCCTCGACGGGGCTCTCGCCGGAGGTGACGGAGGTCGCGTTGGCGGTGAGAGCGGTGTAGCCGCTGAGCTTCGAGCCGCCCTTGGGGTTCACGGCGTGGTACACGACGTAGTCGAGGGAGCGGCCGATGGCGGCGTTCTGGTCGGCGAGGATGTTGTCGACGATTTCCATCTTGTTGTCCTCGTCCGCCCAGCGCAGCTCATCGCTCACGCGGGTGGTGGTGACGACCTTGACGCGCTTGCCCTCGATGGGGGTGAAATCAAGCTCGTAGGAGCCCTTCTTCGCGCCCTCCTCGACGACCTCCGCCTCGGAGGACGGGTTGAAGATCATATGGTTGATGTCGACGAACTTCTGCGGCTTGCTCGGGGAGAGCTTCGCGATGGTAGAGGTGTCCTTGGCCTTGTTCAGGAGCTCCGTCACGACCTCGCGCGGGAGCTTGATCTTCTTGGTGTCGTTAGCCATGTCTACTCCTTAATCGTTACCGAATAGCTGGTTGATGAAGTCGCGCTTGCTCGAACCGCCGTCCGCGCCGCGCGGGAAGCTGCCCGGCTTATCGATGCTCGACGCGGGCTTCTTCTTGAAGTGCTTGAGCAGCTTGTCGGCATAGGCCGACATGGCCTCCTCGTCATCGCCCACGAGGAGGTCGGCGGGGACGCCCTTCACCTCGGCCACCTTAGCGGCGACCTTGGCTCGCTCCTCGGCCTTCTCCTTGGCGTCGAGGCGCTTGGTGAGGTCTGCGATTCGCTCCTCGGCGGTCTTCCCCGCCTGCTGGGCCTCCTCAAGCTGCTTGGCGGCGTTCTTGTTGTCCTTGGCGCGCTTCTCCCACTCTCGCGAGTGCGCCTTGGCCTCCTCCGCCTGCGCCTTCGCCTCCTCGTAAAGTGCCTTGTAATCTGGTTCCTCGCCGTTCGGCTGACCCTCGATTTGCACAGCACCCTCGTTAGCCATCGCTGCTCCTTCCCGCGCCGTGCGGCGCTCCAGGCCCGCCGTGCGGCTGGCCTTTCAGTTGGATATGCGCCGTGCGGCGCGTTGGAGGGATTGTCCTAGCGGCGTGAGATTTTGCCGTATCGGCATGAAAAAGGCCGCTCTTTCGAGCGGCCATACATTAGAGAAATTGATTCGGTTATGAGCCTACATGCCCAGCTGGCTCCTGATGAGCCTAATCACTACTCGATTCCGTGAGCGTAGATCTCGCGCTCTAATATGTCGTAAAAATCGGGTTTCGACCCATGCTCGGGGCGCAGCTCCTCATCAAGCTCGAATTCGAGAGCCCATATTTCCTGTTCATGTGGGGTGAGGGCATCTATGATGCTTCCGAGTTCTAGATCATCGGACCGCTGGCGCTTCCGCTCAGCGCATTTGTCCAAGACTTTACGATAGATGCTCAATTTTCACCCCCAGCTTCTCCTCTATAGCGGCAAAAGCTCCGGCTTCTCCTTTGCCGCGAATCTGAGCGTTCTTAACGATGAACGAAATAGTTTCATCGTCTACAGTATACCCCCGCACAGGCTCTCCGACCAGCGAATACCTGTAAAGACTCCCGTCGTGGCACGCGATGACGCCGAACGACGAACCGCTCGCCCTGAGACTCGCGATGTCTGCTGCTGATGGGATTGAGCTGCCAGGGTGGTTGTGGAGCATCGCCACCTCGGCTCCGGAGTCGATTGCCTCCTTGATACGCCGTTTCATCTTCTTGCTCGCCCTCACCTCGCGCTCAACCTCGGATGTGGTCACACTTGCCAGCCGCTTGCCATTCGTAACGTCGTAAGCGTACAGATCCTCATACGGGGTGCCAGAGCGGTGCCGCAGCATGCGCCTAATGTCGGCGATGACCATGTCCGGCGGGTTCCCGCCGAAGGCCTCTTTCACCGCGTGCTTGTAGCCCTTGGAGTCCATTCTCGCCTTATCGACCTCAAGCGACTTGCGTACGGCGCGCCACTCCTCAAGCGACATTCCCTCGCTTACCGCGAGCTTCCCGTATTGCCGCTCGTTCCACGTCAGGCTCTTGTCAGCCTGTATCTCCTCCATAAGCTGCCATCGCTCATGCCATTCGTCCGGGTCGTAGCCCTCGACCTCCATGCCGTCGAAGCCGGGGATGACCTTGCAGCGGCAGCTCTTGTGGTAGTGGTTCCCCTCGCCCGCCGTCTTGGCTGATCTGTAATCGAATCCACGGGAGGCGAGCATCGCGCAGAAGCTGCACGTCTCCCCTCCCATGGGTACCCTCGCGTATCTGAGGCCGTCGCGCTTGGCGTTGAGGCGCATGGTCTGGTTCGCGCGCCTCGCCACCTGGTCGGACGCCTTGGAGCCGCAGGCGTGGATAAAGCCCTGCGGGTCGCCCGAGAGGTACTTGCCGAGCTGGTAGCGCACCTCGCTCTCGATGTGCCCGTGGACGTCGGACGTGTCTATGACGGCGGGCTTGAACTTGACGCCGAAGAGCTCGGCCATGCCCTCGTACATGTCCGCAGCGAGCGACGAGGCCCCGTCGCCGAATGCACCGACGGCATCATCCACAACCTCGATGGCGAACTCGCGCACCTGCTCCGGTGTCGCACCGGGGAACTTATCGATGAAGGCGCTTATCCTGCCCGAGGCGTACTCGTACGCCTTGCTCTCAAGCGCGGCGAGCCTCTTGTCGTACGCGCTAAGCGCTTTCCTCGGCAGAATCAACGCCCTCACCCGTTCCCGTCATCTGGTCGATAATCGCGCGGCCCTGCGCCTTGCGGTTGTCGCTCTCGATTCTCTGCATCTGCTCGTCCGTGTAGTCGAGCAGCTCCAGGACCACATCGGAGTTCGCTAGCTTGGGAACTGCCTGGACCTGCTTGAGGACGGCATCGCTCTGGCTCATCGCGGACGGGTAGGCCGGGGACAGCCAGCGCGGGTTCACGTTGTACCCGGCGTCACGCTCGGTGGCGAAATCGGTGTCGTTCACGACGGCTAGAGCCATGTACGCCACGTTGCGCAGGGCGTTGCCGTTGTCGCGGTTCAGGTTCTTCGCGTCGATCACGAGGGGTTCGAGTGACGCGGCGATGGCATCGGAACTTGACGGGTTGTCGCTGCTCACGCCGAAGAAGGACACGGGCACGTCCGTCACGCTGGACATCTGGCACGCGAGCGTGCGGAAGTACTCGGAGAGAGGGGCCATCTGCAGCTGCGCGGACTGCCACACGGTCGGCACGTCGCCGTCCTCGTCCTTGGTCACTTCGTTGATGGCACCCATGCTCGCATCGTACTTGTTCTGGCCGTTGGTCACGCGCTTTGCGGTGCCGAGGAGCCACATCTGCGGCAGCGTGGCGGACTCCGCAGCGACCTCCATGCGGGCGCGCTGGCGTATGGCGTCGTCGGTGATGCTCATGACGGCGCGCGTGATGCGGGACGCGCCGAAGGGGCGCTCCAAGGTCGCGCCGTGGGCCATGGGTTCCATGAGCGGCCGCCCCATGGTGTTCTCGTCGTATTCCGCCTGCCAGAGCCCGTTCACATACGCGATCTTGATGAGGCAGTCCCTCTTGAAGACATGGACGAGCGTGGGGATGCGCTCGCGGGTGCCCCTGCGCTCCCTCGACTCGGCGACCACGAGACCGGCCTTGATCTCCTTTTGAGCGTCATCCCAAATCGCGCTCGCGGCGGTTGCCGGGTAGGCGCTGATGACGGGGTTGCCGTCTCCGTCATCCGTCACCGTCCAGAAACCGCAGCAGTGCTTGAGCTCGCCGATGAGGTTCTTGCGGTATAGCTCTCCCAGCGAGTTCGCGGCGCAGATGCGGCGCAGCTTCTCCGTGGTCTCCTCATCGTCGGTGGTGAAGCCGTTCAGCACCGAGCGGTCCGCGAGGGCGTGGACGGCCTTCTTGGGCCAGTCGATTCTCGGGTCGATCTTGGCGGCCAGGCTCGCGGGCATGGCGATGCCCAGGTCCTTCACGCGCACCTTTCCGAGGTAGTAGCGCTCGCGCTTCGCGTTTCCGGGCAGCTTCCTGCGCCACGTCTCTATGAGGTCCAGGACGAGCTGCCTGTCCTCCGGTTCGAGGTTGTAGGCGTTTGCGATATCGGTCGATAGCTCCTTGTTGATGGCGTCCATTAGAAGCTTGCCTCCTGTCTCCTAGAGGGGTCTCTCTTGGTGGTTCGCGCGGCGTACAGCGCGAGTGATGCCGATTCGATGGGCGCGGATATCGAGTTGGGACCGTCCCCGAAGCCCCAGCCGCCAGCGGAGCCGATGTCTCTCTTGACAGACTTGCGGGCGGACTCGTCCATGGCGGGAGAGACGATGTGGCCGAGCGTGCCGGATTTGAGCTCGTCCAGAAGCATCGATGCCGATGCCTGGACTATCGCCGGGGTTCCGGCAACGACCGCCCTCCTGGGGAAGCCGTTGTCCCTCAGCCTCTGCATGAGGGCGTCCGCGCCGGACTTGCCGTCGATGCACACCGCCGCGATCTCGCCCTTGTTCCGAAGGAGCATGTCGGAGATTCCGACCGTGCCCCCATCGGTGCCAGCGACGTCGTACAACTCCACATAGGAGGAGCCTCCCCTCGCCGCGCGAGCCCATGAAATCGCCGCCGTCCTGCCGTCGGTGGAGAACTTCACCCCGAAGGCCAGCTTGCCATCGGTCATGGCCCGCGCGACCTCGCGCTCGCCCCATAGCCCCGGCGGCAATGCAGGGTTGGCGACCTCCGCGTCATCCGCCCACCAGCCCAGCCGCTCTCGCGCGAAGGTGTCCCGCGTCATCTGGTTGCACTCGCTCACGACTGCCTTCAGACCGAGGACGATCCCGAGCGACGGGTTGCACTCGTACCAGCGGGAGCGGTCGTTCTTGTCGCCTATCTCGGTCGCGCCCCACTCCATCCACGCCATCTTCGAGTCACCGGCGAGGATGGATTTGCGCAGGCCCGCGAAGACAGTGCCGAGGCATTTGGGGCCGGGCGGCGTGCCGAGGTAGATGGTCTGCGGGTTGTGCATCTTTCCGGCCGAGATGGCGGGCAGCAGCGCCGCCTGCTGCATGTCGGTCATCTCCTGCGCCTCGTCTATGATCAGCACGTCGAAGCTCTTGCCTCGACCGCCGCTATCCGTTCTGGTGGTGAACCGGATGGTTCCGCCGTTGTTCAGGACGATGGCCTGCTTGCCGTTGGTCTTGCGGACGTATTTGAGCAGGTCGCGAAGCTCCTCCTCTTCATCGTCCTCGAACGGGGCCTTGAGTTCCTGGAACATCTCGTCTGAGGTGTCGCCATGGTGGCAGGTGTACAGGATCTTCTCCCCGCGCATGAGGCCGTCGAAGCATCGGGATCGGACAACCCAGCTCTTCCCGTTCTGGCGCGGGACGCTGATGCCGACCTCGGAGTTGATGTACATGCCGTCCCCGTCGGTGGCGAGCATCACATCGAGCAGGTGGGGCTGCCACGGCATGGGGGCTCCGAAATACTGCGATGCGAGCTTGGTCGCGATGTCCGCCGCGCCTTCGACCCCATCCGGCACGTTCAGCTCAAGCGTCGGCCTCTGCCTAGGCTTCACTCGCCCACCGCCCTACGGGGCGCGGGGCGCGAGGTGGCGAGCTGCAGAAGCTGGGCCTTCTCGGTCGTGCGCCTCTGCGGCGTGCCGGTCTCCGCCCGGCTCTTGGGGGACAGGCCGAGCTGGTCGGACAGGGCGCGAATCTCCGCGCTCGCCTCCTTGAGCACCGCGAGCGCGGGGCTCTTTCGCATCATGGGAAGGCTCCTGCCGTCCGGGGACTTGAATGGCTTGTATCCAACCGCGTCGAAGATGCTGATCCGCCCATCGCCCTTGGAGATCGCGTTCTGGGCGCTGCGGAAGACCGCGTGCCAGAAGCACAGCTCGCGCAGGGGCTCGATGTCCTGCGCAGTGAAGTTGTTCCCATCGCTCGGGGCCAGCGATTCCCAGATGGCGCTCTGCACGGGGTCTAGAGCGATGTCATCCGGCATGGAAACGCCCCGTCCGCCCTTGGCCATAGCGCCTCCCTTCTCGTTGGGAGCGATGGTATAGGCGGCGTGAGATACCCCCTATTGCCCCGAGATATGCGGGGGGAAATCGGCTATATCGCCCGGGGCGGGCCTTCGAGGTAGGGGGTGGGGCAAGCCCCCCTATGCCGTTTTAAGGCCGTCTGCCGAACCTTAGGCCAACTACCGCCGAGCCGACCCAAACGCCCCGAATCCGCCCCCTAGAACAGCCGAGAGCGCACGATGGGAAGCCCCTTCGCGCCCTCGTCCCCGTCCATCCTGTTCCCGCGCCTCTGGTTGCAGATGCGGTGCGCCGCGTCGACGTTGGAGTAATCCAGCGGGTCTCCGCCACGGCTCACGGGCACCAGCTCGTCCACCTCGAAGCTCCACGGGTCTCCAGCCGGTAGGCCGTAGTCGATGGGCATGCCGCATATATGGCACGGCCTGCCCTCCGCCCTGAGCCTCGCCCTGAGCTTCCTCCTCGCGTTGCCGTTGGCGTTGCGCGGGTTCACCTTCCCCATCCCAGGCCTCCTTTTGCATAGAATCGCGGTACAGGCCCGACCCGTCGGGCACCAGCCTGCATAATCCGCGCCAATCCGCCTTGGTTCCCGCATAATCGCATCCACATGAGAAAGGGCCGCCCGAAAGGACGGCCCCGGTGACGCACGGCCATGGTGGACGGCGGGTAATCGGTGCACCTTGCACCGCGCTGGTAACGGAACCCCGCCGACCGTCGTGACCGTGCGTCGCATGTTCGCTCTGGCCCAGCCCCTATTCAAGCCTCAACGCGGTCTTTCCCGTTGCGTTCTCCCAGCGGGTTATGATCACGTCGCAGTAGTGCGGGTCTAGCTCCATGGACAGGCACCTGCGGCCCATGCCCTCGCACGCCATGAGCGTGGAGCCGGAGCCGCCGAACACATCGAGGACGGTGTCGCCCTCCTTGGTGGAGTTCCTTATCAGGTAGGCCATGAGGCCGACGGGCTTCATGGTCGGGTGCTCGGCGTTCACGGATGGCTTGTCGAACTCCAGGACGGTGCTCTGCTTGCGGTCCGAGTACCAGCTGTGCGCGGCCCCGTCCTTCCAGCCGTACAGGCACGGCTCGTGGCGCCATTGGTAGTCCTGCCTTCCCAGGGCGAAGGTGTTCTTTGCCCAGACGAGGCATTCCCTCACGGTCATGCCGGAGAGCTCGCAGGCCCTCAGGAAGTTCATGCGCTGGCTGTCGGCGTGCCAGATGTAGAAGGCGGCGCCAGGGTTCAGAACCTCCATGGCGTTGTCGAAGGCGGATTTGAGGAACGCGACGAAGGCGTCGTCGTCATCCCAGGAGTCGTTCTCGATCACGAGGCCGTCCGTCCTGCGGTGGAGCTGCTTGAGCTCGGATGGCCGCATATGCTGCCCGAGCGCCACGTTATAGGGAGGGTCTGTCAGGAGTAAGTCGCAGAACCCCCCCCCGCGAGTTTTTCGACGTCTTCGCGGCAGGTCGAGTCGCCGCACATGATCCGGTGCGCACCGAGCTGCCAGATCTCGCCCTTCTTGGCCCTGCACTCGACGACCTCCGGAACCTCGTCCTCCTCCACGTCCACATCCTCGATTGCCTCGCCGAGGGAGTCCGCGAAACCGAAATCCGCCATGTCGAACTCGTCCGCCAGGACATCCAGCTCATATGCCAGCATGTCCTCGTCGAAGCCGGTCATCATGGTGGTCTGGTTGTCCGCCAGGGTCAGGGCGCGCCGCTGCGCGTCGGTGAGGTCGTCCACGAAGATGCACGGGACATCTTCCATCCCCAGGTTCCTCGCCGCCGTGGTGCGGGCGTGCCCGGCCACGATCTCGGCGATGCCGTCCTCGTTGTGCCAGGCGATGACGGGGTTCCTGAAGCCGAACTCCTTGATGGATGCCTCGACCGCATCTATCTGCTCCCGAGTGTGGAGCTTCGCGTTGTTGTCGTAGGGCTTCAGCTCCCCTATTGGGATTCTCACTACCTCAAGCTCGCTTATTCTCATCTGCTACCCCGCAATCGTCCGGATGAGCCATGCGATCAGGGCGACAAGGCCCGCGTCGATGGCGATGCAGACGAGGGCTGCGGTCACGCAGCCGAACGCGCCCGTCACCTCGCCCCTCATCGCGCTCCAGTCATGCTTTCTCATCAGCACTCATCGTCCTCTCTCGTGAACTCGCACCGGTGATCGGTGCACCATCCCCATTCGCATCCGCTGGGGCACCTCTCCCAGAAATCGCAGTCCCGGCACTTGATGATCGGTTCCGGATCTGGCTCGACCCAGTCCTCGTCCCGCAACCCGAAGCTCATTTATCCTCCCTTGGTGAGAAGCGGCAGTACCGACTTCCTCGAACTGCCCTGGCGTTGACCGCGATAGGGATCGAGCAGTTGACCCTCTCGAAATGCTCTCGGTACTCGGGGCACTTGCAGCAAATGCACATCGCGATGCATTGCGAATTGGCGCAAGCCGTGCAGGAGGGAGTGAGCCGCATCCGCACGGACCTGATCGGGTGGCGAAGCCAGAACGGGGCTCTCATCGCTCATCCCCCTTTGCCAAAGCCGCCTTGAGCCGGGTGTTTTCAGCCTCAAGCTCCCTGCATCTATCCAAAAGCCGCTTGTTGTCCGCGATGGTGACCTTCCATGCGGATGGGTCTGCAAGCTCGCAGATGCGCTCGATGGCGTTCTCGCGGTCAGTCGCTCCCAAGGTGATCAAGAGCGACGGCCAGTTGACCTCATGGGATTCGGCCAGTTCGAGAAGGCTCTCGATTGCCAGCTCTCGCTCCTCGATACTCGGTGTCATTCGTCCTCCTCAAACACGATGCTCCCGTCGTCGTATTCCGACTCGAGCCACGAGAGGTAGTTCCGAACGCCGGTAAATTCCTTGATGATCTGTCTGCGCGTGGTGACCGTCGTCATCGGCTCCGTGGCCCACACTTCAACGCGGATGGGGTGGCAGAGGAAGCGCACCTCCATGCGCGACGCGGCCTCGGGAGTGCCGAAGTAATGCTCGTGGTTCGTCATTGCCGCACCACCCTAGCCCCGCAGTCCGGGCAGAAGTCGGGTGCCCATGAGTCGCACCAAGACTCGATACCATCGCCGCCCCTCTCGAGGTCGTCGCAATTGCCGCAATGCCACATGCCGTTCTCGTCCCTGTGCATCCGGCACGTCAGCTCCGGCTCGGGCTCGATCAGGTCGGCGAGTCTGTTGAACAGATTCCCGCCCTCGCCGACCCGAACAGCACCCATCACGTTTGTCAGGTAGACGAATGCTGCAAAAATGGGGTCTGCCGGAGGTTTCTCTGACTCCATCTCCCTGCGCCTGTTCCTGAGCCGAGCGGCTATCTCGCTGCGCTCTTGCCTGGATGGACATTTCATTCTTCATTCACCCCTTCGTTGGCGAATCGGGTATTCCATTTGGCAACCGCCTCATCTTCGGACTTCCACCAATTGCCGGGTGTTCCGGCGGGACATCCCTCGACGTCGTCGCAGCACGCGGCGAACATGGTCCCGTACACGCTCACGTTCTCGGCCATGTGCGCCTTGCCCCCACAGAAGGGGCACTCCTTGAGCTCCATGCGATTACTCCTTAGCCGTGATCTTCACGCCCGGCAGGAACTCCGGCATGAAGTTCAGCTCGTAGCTGTACTTGTCGACATCGCTGCCGGAGATGTCCTCCACCGTGTAGGTCGTGAACTGGTTGAGGTAGACGAAGTGCTTTTGATACTCGCCGTTCTCAAGCTCGCAGATGACCTGCAGTTCGTTCGTGTCCGGATCGGTTTGGATAGCAAACGTCCCCGTCATCTGCAGGAGAACCTTGTCGGAGAGCGTGTTGATCACCGTCAGCCGTCGCACGGCGTTGAAGTTGTCCGCCTCCTGGGAGACGTTCCAACTGACCTTGTCCTTCTCCGTGCATCCGGTGAGGCCGATGGTCGACGCGGCCATGGCGACCGCCAGCGCGCAGGCGACAATCTTTCGTTTCATATCTATTCCAATCCGCCCAGAAGCACCAGCAGCAGCAATCCGGCGGCCAGCAGCTTCATGAGCTCGTAAATCTTGCAGGCGATGGCCGCTGGTAGGGTCAAAGAGGCAACTATGGCCAAGACCACCGCTATCCTTCGCATGCATCCTCCTCATACGGGCGCTTTACCTCGCGCCCCTTGTTATCGACGTACCAAATGAACACCGGCGCCCCGGTGTAGGGCCTCCGGTAGTTGTAGCGCCATTCCCGGACCTCGAACACATCCTGGAGCGGTGCCCAGCGGGCCGCCCAGCACCTATCCCACACGACGTGGTAATCGAGCGTGCGGTCGAACAGCCCGATCATCATGGGCGAGCAGGCCTGGAGCCTCGGAATCGGGCGCGCGCCGTAGAAGTACTCAAGGCATTTCGCACGGTCGAAGGCCTCTGCTGTGCCGAACATCCCGTATAGTTCCTCGGCCATCGGGCGAACCCTCGCCTCGTCGCATCCACGCGACACGAGATGGGACACGCAACGCTCCAGCGGGCTCGGCTCGCGCTCCTTCGGGAACAGGTCGAGCGTCATCTGCCCGGGGATGACCCCGATCACCGCGAGGCCCCCTTGATGAGAGACCGCGCCTCGGGGACGCTCACCTCCATGGCCCTGGCGATCTCCTCGACGCTGCAACCGGCGCGCTTCATGCGCTGCGCGTGCTTCTCGCGCTGGTATCTGCTCATCCCGACGCCGCCGGATATGCCCGCAGCGCGCAGGGCCTTGTGCAGCTCTATGCGCTTGCGGTTCGCGCCGGAGAAGTCGCGTCGCGCTTCCAGCTCGTCGATCTCCGCCCGGTACCGCTCGATGACCTCAGGCCCCTCCATGGCTAAGCCTCCGATTCCTCGGCAAGGCGCATGTTGTAGGCCTCGAGGAACTCCTTCTCGAAGAAATCCACGAACTGAATCTTCGAGACCCCCTTGGGGATGCGGTGGGAATACACGCACTCGAGGCACCAGTCCTTGAACGGGATGGCTTCGCCCCCATCCATGACGTCCCTATACAGGCTCGTGCTGGAGTCGAACAGGCTTTCCCGCCCTGCGTCGGCGATGGCCGTCTCAATCGGGTCTGGCAGAGCCTCAAGGCGCTCCTTGAGAAGCTGGTTCTCGGTCTCAAGGCGCTCGACCTCCTCGCTGAGCGTCAAGGCCGCTTCCTGCGCGCTCTCAAGCTCCGCAAGCACGTATTCCTCGCAGGTGTTAAATTCCATTTCAGTTCCCTTCTCGAATGTCGATCACTCGACCGTGTTTCTTGTCTTCGATTCGCCAGAAGCCGAATCCGTAAAGCTCCTCGGCGTGAGGCCCCCACTGCTCTAGGAGGATTCCGTCCCACCACCACCGCTCGTACTGCGGGTCGTCCCACATCCAGCGGGCCGCGAGCGCGGCGCCGCCGTGGAACCCGTTGTGGCACCCCGTAGTACCCGAGCCGCACAGAGCGAAGAGCGGGCTTCGCAGCAGCCACGTCCTGTCCGGGGTCACGAGGGAGAACCGCTCGCCGAGCCTTCTAGGCGCGACGTGGTGGCAGTTGGTGGCCGGTCGCTTGCAGATGCAGCACCTCTCCCCGGTCCGCTCGTAGCTCGCCCCGTGGGTGTAGCGCGCCCCGATGTGGGGCTTGCCGAACAGCTCGGCCCGTTCGAGGGACAGGCCCCTCAGCTGGCTCATGGTCGGCACTTGACCCTCCAATCCTCGCCCTCTAGCTCCACGATTCGGCAGGAGCCTATGACCCTCGATGCCAAGCGCTTGCCGGGGACCTCGCCCCATGAGTTCGAGAGCACCCCGATTCGCATGTTGCTGGTGAAGATGGTCGGCAGCCCGGCCTTGACCCGCTCGTCGACCAGGATGGAGAGCTTCTCGATGGCGGTCTCGGTAGGCCTCTCCATTCCGAAATCGTCCAGGGCGAGAAGCGGGATGCGGCACGCCCTGTCGAGCGCGCGCTTGTCGCCGTCTCTCTCGAAGCCCGCGTAGATCTCCTCCATGAGCCTGGGCGCCGAGACGAGGCGCGCCTTCCCGCCGGAATCGACCCACATGCGCACCGCGCAGGACGCGGCGTAGGTCTTGCCTCGCCCGGACTCCCCGTGCACGTACGCCCCGACACCGCTCTTGGCCAACTCGTAGAGCCTGTGGCCGAGCTCGCAATCGGCGCGGGCGTACTCCCCGACAAGGCCCGCCGCGCGGAGCTTCGACGCCCGAATCTTCGCCATGGCCTCGGCCCTCGCGTCAGAAATCGCTGTACTCATTCCGCGCTCCCTTCCTGCAGTCCTTCACGATCCAGTTCCTCGCGGCCGCCTTCCAGTCCTTCATCGGGCTCCTGCCGACCATCCACCCCTTGCTGGCGTAGAAGTCGACGAACTTGCTACCGGTGAACCCCGAGGGGTCGTAGCCGTTCTCCCGGCACCACTCCTCCGCGTAGGCGTCCGCCTCCTCCGGCGTGGGCGGCTTGAAGCGCTTGCGCTTCACCACCTCTGGTTTGGATTGGACTGGACTGGCTTGGTCTGGTTTGGGTTCGGCATCTTCCAAAGACCCCTTTCCGCTCTCGCAAAGGGGGGTTTCGGCATCACCCAAAGCGGGGTTTGGTGCTTTGCAAAGGGGGGTTTCGGCTTCGCTAAAGGGTGGTTTCGCTTCATCCGAAGCCGCCTTTTTGTTGCCCCGACCACCGCTTTTTCCGTTGCTCCTGCACTGCTTCGAGTTCGCGATGTCCTCGCGAAGGCTCTCGAAGATGGCATCGAGCGGCCACCCCAGATCGGGCTCCTCGCCGTAGGTCCCATACCGGACCAAGGCCCAGAGGAGCGAGCCGCGCAGCTCCTCCGGGACCTTGGCCACCGTGTCGGTGAGCTTGGGGAACCACGTGAACTTAGTTCCCTCCATGCCTAGCGCTCCTTGGAGGCGAGGCCGGGCGTGTAGGCGACCTCGGCGCCGTTGCCGGTGTAGATGGTCGTGAGGATGTGGTCATAGCGAGCGGACTTCACCTCGGGATGGTCGGCCAGGTAGCACATGAGCACACGGCGCATGCGCTTCACGTTGTAGACCTGCTTCGGCTCCTCGACACCGCGCTTGCGGTGGGTCTCGACGTTCACGAGAACGTGGCATCCGGACTCGTCGATGCAGAGGGCGTCGGCCTTACCCTCGTCGCACTCGTAGCCCGTCATGTCGACGCTCTTCAAGTCCTTGCTCAGAAGGAACTCCTTGGCGATCAGCTCGCCGATGTCGTAACGCATATTCGCTCCTTAGAACGGGATGTCTTCGTCGTACGCGTCGCTGGGGGCGGGCTCCGCCGCCTGCTGGCGGCTCATGAACTCGATTTCCTCGACGATCACCTCAAGCTTGCTTCGCTTCTGGCCGTCCTTCTCCCACTGAGACCAGCGCAACTTGCCCTCGATGGCGACCTTGCTGCCCTTGGAGATGTAGCGGCTCACGGCCTCCGCGCGGGCGCCGAACATCGTGCAGTCAACGAAGTTCGGGTAGTCCTCCCACTCCCCGGTCTGCTGGTTCTTGCGGCGGTCATTCACTGCCATGCCGAAGGAAAGGACCTGCGTGCCCCCAGTGGTGGCGCGAAGCTCCGGGTCTCGGGTCAGGTTGCCCGAGATGTTGACTCGGTTGATGCTCATTTGGCCTCCTCGTACTTCTTGACCGTCTCGGCGAGCTGCTTGCCGTACTCGATCAGCTGCTCGTCGGTCAGCTTCGTGGGGTCATTGGTCTGGAAATGCGCCTCAAGGTAGCCGTCAAGCTCCTCGTTGGTCAGGCCGTGCTCGATGCACACGGACTTGTATCGGGCGATCTTGGCCAGCATCTGCTGACGCTTCGAGGGCTTCTTGGCGTTGCCCTGCGGCTGCGCTGCGGGCTTCTTGGGGCCGGTGTCGCCGTCGGTATCGTCCTCACCCGCCAGGCCGAAAGCCGTCAGCAGCGAGTATCGGCGCGCGTACGTCTCGCGCTTGCCGAACTCCTGCGGGTCGCTGTCGTACTCGTAGGGCTTGGTGTCCAGCACGAGACGCTCGCCCTCGTGCATCACCACGGTCTGCACGCGCATGTTCCCGTCATCGGCGCGCTCGCATGGCTGCGTGAGGAAGACGCCGCGCTCGTTGAGCGGCTTCTTGACGATGTCCAACACGGTGTCGAGCGTCGCGTACTTGTACGTCTGGTAACCCTTCTGGCCTTGACGGCTCTTCTTCGGGTTGGGCATATCGGCTTGCGCCTCCGCAAGGAGAGCCGCGAGGCTCTTGCTCTCGGCCATCTAGCTCACCCTCCCCTCGCGCTTGAGGGAGCCGCCGATGCCGTGCTCATGGCAGAAAAGGCGCACGGCGTTCGCCTCCTCGACCGTCGCCGCGAGAAGCCGGAACGTCCAGCCGTAACGGGGCTCCTTCTCAGGGGTCTCCATGGGCGCCGACCGGTCATCGTTCGGCCCCGGCTCCGGCGCGGGCTCCGGGGCTTGCTCCGGCTCGGGGACCGGCTGCTCCATCGCGGCCTTCATCTCGGCGATGCGCCTGTCCTCCGCGTCCTCTCGGGCGGCGGCCGAGATGGCGGCTCCCAGGTCGAGAGTTCGGAACAGCTCGCGCTCGGCCGTCTCGAAGTGCGGCATGGACGGCCTCATGGCCTTGAGGGTGTCCCAATCGGCGGCGAGTTTGCCCACCTTCTCCTCAAGGGCATTCTTCGCCTTGACCTCCCCGCAGGACTTCAAAAGCCATGCGTCCTCGTGGATGCGCTCATAGGGCACGACCGGTGCCAGAAGGTCGGCGATCTGCGCGTAATGCGCCGCCAGGCCGTTGTACGCGCGCTTCCTTCGCGCTTCCTCGGCAGCATCGAGCTGCGCCTTAATGCCGTCAGAGGCGTCCTTTGCGATTCCGATGATGCGCTTGCACTCCCCCTCGAAGGCGGAGAGGGGCTTCGTGTACTCGCGCTTCACCGCCTTGCGGCGCTCGTCGATCTCCCTGACGATTCCATTCAGGTACGTCCGGTCGCGCTTCGCCTGTTTGATGGCGTCCTCGGAGGTGAGGTCGTAGGTCGCGCCCTCGTAATCGGCCACCATGGCGCGGACTCGGGCCTCAAGGGTCTCGAAGTTCGCCCTGATGGGCGCTGGGGCGCAGGTGACCTCCAGCCTCTCGCCATCGATAACTTCTGCTTGCATTGCGATTCCTTTCAGAACAATTAGCGGATGATCTCGCCCGTCTCTCTATCGAATCCGAGCGTCTCCTGCTCCGGCGTCACCTTGAGGAACACGGTCTGGCCGCTCATCTTGATTAGGTCGAATGCACCGGGTTCGTCGGTGAGGATCTCCATCTGAAGCGTCGCCGCGCCGCCCTTGACGGTCGTCTGCTTGAACAGGGCCTTGACTTGAACGGACATGGCTACTCCCCGAGGATTCGCTTGATGAGGCGGCCGAGCTCGGAATCGGCGTCGACCTCAAGCTCGATTGCGCCGACGGCCTTCTTGTAGTCCTCCTGCTTGGCGAGCATCTTCCGGTTGAACCCGGACACGTCCTCATATGCCTCTCGGCGCACGTCCTCCGGGAACTGGCTCGCGATTGCCTCCAGGACCAGAATTGCCGTGTAGGCGCTCTTGACCATCGTGACCTGATGGAAATGCTCGGAGGCGTCGTCCTGGACCATGTGGTAGGTCAGGTTGCTCGCGACCGCAGCCGTCACCTTGAGGAGCCTCACCTGCAGATCGTCGAAATCGTCATTTGCCATGTGGTTGCTCTCGAAGTACTTCATTTCAAGCTCCTGCTCTCTTTAACGACTGGCGGCTGCCAGTCGCACATCGGTTGCCTTCTTCGGCTCCCGTCTTTCTTTCCTACGATCAGGTGGTATGCGATGCCCTTCGCGGCCTTCTCAGCCATAACCGGGAGCGCCCCCACCGACATCGAGTAGTCGTAGAACTCGTTCCATTCATCGACCCCGATAACCCCGCTTCGCTTGCACTGGATGAAGACCAGCGAGCCCTTGGCGATGCAGTAGATGTCGGCGGGCGTTTTTGAGGCCGGAGAGCGGATGGCGAGGTAGCCCTTGTCCCTCATCGCCCGCATCACCGCATACTCGAAATCTCGACCTAGGCGGTAATAGCTCGACTTCGGACGCTTCGCATCGACCGCCTCCTCGTACTCCTCGGGGAAGTTCCTCCGCATGCAGTCCGTGAAACTCTGGACGTCGTACCGCCTTCTCCTGCAGAACTCTTTGACCCCGAGCCTCTGCCGCTTGAACTCCTTCCAGATGCCCTCGACGGCCTCGCGAGGCATGTCTTTCCAGACGCGCGCATAGCGCCTCTCCGCGTTCCTGTCCGTCAGGCCAAGTTCACCAGCCTTGCGGCATATGAACTGCTTCGTGCGCCCCATCTCGTCGGCGAGAATCTGGAGGGCACCGGCATCCCGGTAAGGGACGTATCGCTCGGCCAGATGCTTCTCGTCGCTTTTTGTGAAGACGTTCATGCCGGTGTCGATGCCCATCTTTCTCAAGCGCTCATGCACGGACTGCCCGCACATGCCAAGCTCCTCCCCGACCTTCCAAACGCTCCCGAGGCGCGCATACGCCTCCCTTATCTGGGGGTCGGTTGCCTTTGCGGACGTCATCGAATCACCGCCGTCGTGTACTGGTCGGCATCGCTCCGCGCCACCCTCATGCGGATCTCCGGGTCTTCCTCCATCGCTATGCGGGCGAGGTATGGCGCCAGATGGTTCGGCAGCTCGACGCTGAACGTGATCCTCATACCGTACAGGCAGCGGTTCGGGCTCGCCTTGCGGTCGTGGGTGCTGGAGCACTCCCTGCGCGCCTGAGCCTTGTACCACTCGAACTCGCGGCGGTGCGTGGCGACCCATCGGCGGGCGTCCCTCATGCGCTCCTCGCCCACCGGGTCGAGGCCGGGAAGGGCCATCTGGTTGCTGGGAGGCTCGAAGCTACGCATTGACGGCACCGGCCATCATCAGGTTGTGGCGGGCCTCCGCCACCGATGCGTCCGCAATCGGGACCATGACGAGCCACACGAACGCGCACAGCACCGCCATGACCGCCAGCAGGATTAGCCAGAGAACCAGCTCCCGTGGTATATTCGCGTTGGCCGTCTGGCCGACAGGGGCATCCGTGGTGTGGTAATCGGGGGTGCCCTGTTTTTGTGCCAGCCTCATCTTCTTTCCTTTCTACTAGGTGTCTTACCTGCGGTTTTCATTCCGTTTTCATTGATTTGGGCTGATTTCCCGCAGCTTCTTGCGCAACCGGCTCTTCTTCGAGTAGAGGGCCTGCCGCGCCTTCTCGTTGCGCTCCCTGCGGGCCACCTCGTCCTCAAGCTCTCGGACGTCCTTGGCGATCTGCTCCCTGCGGGCCTCCATGGTGCAGTTGGCGCACCAGCCCGTCTTGGCGTTCAGGGGCTTGGCCGAGAGGCACCCGCAGTTGGGGCACCGCCACTTGGGGACAAGCGAGACGCCCTGCCTGCTTGCCTGCACCTGCACGGAGATGACCGTGCGGTTCAGGTGCTCCGCGATCGCGGCTGCACCCTCGCCCGCGTGCTCCTCCATGTAGCGGATATCATCGGTGGTCCAGTTCACGCTTCCTTCTCCCTCCCCTCACGTGCTCGAAATACAGTGGGAATAGAACGTCTTGCATGAATTGCAAGCGGTCCTCGAATAGGAATGGCGGGCTCTCGCCCTCGTCGTCATCTTCCAAAGGGCCTCCAATCTCACGCGGTCCGTAAGATTCCGCGCATGGAAAAGACGGGTGGACATAAAAGGCCGTTGAAGGTCGTGGTGGAGCCGAAGCGCACGCTCGCGCACAAGGTCCATCCGTTTCTGCGATCGTTGGCAGGCTGGTTTCTGATGGGTGTGTTCGACACCTTCACCGAGCCGATGTTCTCAGCCATCCACAATGTGATCGTGTGGCTTGTCGAGCTTCTCGCTAGAATCCTGCTAGGTGCTTGATAGCGGCCAGCACGCAGCCGGTTACGACCATCCAGAAGATTCCCCAGCTGACCCCGCGCTGGAACGATTCGGATTCGTCGTTCTCATTGCGCGAGACCCACTTTCCGAAATCTCTAAGCGGATTAATCACTAGGCCACCTTCCCCCGCGCACGGCGACCAAATGCCGCGCTGCAGACATTCGCCCCAACAACGGCCCCGCCGAAGAAGATAAATGCGAGCAGGAGTGCGTCGTCTGCTGGCTGGCCCACTCCGGGCATCTCGCGGATGGCGAGCAGGCCGAACTGGCACGCGAGGAGCGGCCATCGGATGCTCACGGGAGGCTTGACGTTCTCTTTCATCACGCCACCTTCTGGAAGTCGGCAATCGACAGGTCAAGCTCTCGGCACAAGGCAACAAATTCATCTGCACCGATCTTCCTTTCACCTGACAGGCACCGGCGCATGATCTCCGCGCTAACGCCAATACGGCGAGCAAGCTCTGAGCAGGTAATTCCACGCTCCTGGACCGCTTCGCCGATGATTTGATATGCCTTCATAATTCTCCTTTCCTATCTTTTGTAGGCACAACACGTACTCTACCGCAAAAACGTAGGAAGTCTAGTCTGATTTGAAAAGTAATTCCTACAAAATGTAGCTTTCTGAGATTCCCTAGGCTAAAGTAGGGCTAACGACGATAGGAGCGAGATGACTACTATTCGCGAGCAGATTGCTCAGAACATCAAACGATTCCGACTCGACAACCGAATGAATGTTGACGAGGTAGGAGCCGCAATAGGCAAAAGCGGCAAAACGGTTAGCGCTTGGGAAGTTGGACGTGGACAACCGGATGCCGACACGATGATTCAACTTTGTAGGCTCTTTTCTGTAGACATCTCCGATTTTTACGGGATTAAATCCGGTGAACAACCAACGAAGGCTGAAACCCGCCTCGTCGACCTCTACCGCTCCATGAACCAAGACGGCCAGAAGACCCTCTTGGCCATAGCTGAGACGCTCTCCGGCATCTTCGGTGCTGACGGCGGGGAAGCATAGGCGATGTTCGAAAAGGGCAAATCCGCATTAGGAGCAACCACATCTGTTCTCGGCGCGCTGTCCGCAGCAGCTGGAATATTCTCCTGGCTGAACATCACCCCAGAGATGGTGGGTCAGGCCGCGTACGACACCATAAGGACATGGTTGCCAGCCGCCATGTTCGTATCTGGAGCCTTCTTCGGAGCAGGAACAACCCACATGGCTACCAAACGAAAAGCCGCGCGTGACGAAAAGGCGCAGGAGATGGAAGCCGAGAGGATGAGGCGGGCGCGAGTCGAACGGAACGCCGCGACGATTCGGAACATGGATTTCAACGAGAAGGCGGCGCTGCTCTATCTTCACGAACACGGGCACAAGGATGTAGACGAGTGGGAACACGAGGAGATGGCGCAGGCCTTCTACAGCCTAAGCGCCATGGGGTACGTCGAGGGCGACACGATCGGCCCGGACAAGAAAAGATGGACGCTGTCCACCGTCGCGATGGAGGCGATTGACCATGACCCGGCGATATTTAAAGCAATGGAATCGGAGCTCGGAATGACAGGCCGCGATTAGATAGGCTTATAAATGGATGGATTTGCAGGCAAGATTAGTGCAGCGATTACGGGAACATGCACAGTAGCCGGAACGGCCCTCGCGTACCTCCAATGGGCGGGAGTGGAGTTCGATGGCTTCATTAGCGCGGTTACAAATTACCTACCCCTGTGGTTCCCGCCGACCGCATTTGCATTCGGCATCTGCATTGGATGGTACGCCCGTGGCCGCTCCCAAAGGGTGAGCCGATCGGAGCGAAAGTATCTCGAAAGGCGCGAACAGGAGAGGCTGGAAGAGGACTTCGAAAAGGCGAAGATGTCTTTCTACGCACTCGATGCCAATATCAAGGCACTCATGCTCGCAGCCTTGGACAAAGGCGGCGCATATTGCAAGGGCACCGACTGGAGATTCAGCGGCTACAGTGATGCCCAGTTCATCACCCAATTTGTCGCAACTCGCTATATCGACGGCGACATTGCAAAGATCACAGCAACGCCGCTTCTTGAGCATTTCAGGAAAGTAGTACCGGATCTATTCGATGGCGTGAAATCGACGCTGGAGAGTCACGCCAGGCAAAAAGGCACCCGAGTTGTATCCAGCTTCAGCACATCGCTAAATTGGTGGTGGCTTAGATAAAAAAGGAAGGGGGCCATCGCCTCAGGCAATGACCCCCAACCAGCCTCCGCCTCACTTAGAGTCCACGGAAGCGCACCAAAGTCAGGATACATCAACCGAAGCAAACGACCGACACGATGACGTAAGGAGAGACGCGATGGCAGAGGAACCGATCAGCGCAGAGATAATCCTGTATCAAGCAGGAGGAACGAACGTCCCGGTCGAGGTGCGTTACCAAGACGAGACGATGTGGATGCCGCAGGCACAGATAGCCGAGCTGTTCGGAACGACTAAACAGAACGTAAGCTACCACCTGTCGAACATATTTCATGAAGGCGAGCTGTCCAAGGATTCAGTTGTAAAGGAATTTTTGACAACTGCCGCAGACGGCAAATCGTACCGCGTGCAGTTCTACGACCTCGACGCAATCATTGCGGTCGGCTACCGCGTGAACTCCATCCGCGCGACGAAGTTCCGCCAGTGGGCAACAGCTACTCTTCGCGAATACATTACCAAGGGCTTCGTCCTGAACGACGATATGCTCGCCAATGGCAGACCATTCGGCAAGGACTACTTCGACGAGCTGCTCGCGCGCATCCGCGACATCCGCGCGAGCGAGAGGCGCGTGTACCAGAAGATCACGGACATCTTCCAGGAATGCACCTATGATTACGACCGCGACAGCGAGGTGGCCAACCGCTTTTACGCGACCGTGCAGAACAAGCTCCATTACGCCGTGACGGGGCACACGGCGGCGGAGATCGTACAAGGGCGCTCCGACCCCGCCAAGCCTCACATGGGGCTCACATCGTGGAAGGGAGGCCCCGAGGGCCGAATACATTCCAGCGACGTCACCGTTGCGAAGAACTACCTGTCCGAGGACGAGATACGCGAACTCAACAGGCTCGTCAACATGTTCCTCGACACCGCCGAGGACCGCGCAGAGAGAAAGCTTCTCACCAGCATGGCGGACTGCGAGGCCCTGCTGGACAACTTCCTGACCTTTACCGGACGCGACGTGCTGAAGGGGCTTGGCAACCGCAACAAGAAGACTGCGGACAAGATTGCGAAGGAGCGCTTCGCCGAGTTCCAGCGCATCCAGGACGCCTCCTATGAGAACGACTTCGAGAAGATGGCCAAGGGGAAATTGTCCTCGGGAGGGAAATAGCGAATGAGCAAGCCCCGCTCCCCTACTAGCTTGCAGGCGAAAGGGGGCGGGGCTAACGACCATGCGACGACCCGGTGTGTCTCATGGAACCTTTACCCCTCAGAGAAGGCGACCACCAGATTAGGTCAAGGCAATTCACCATCACGAAAGGCAAGGCAATTATGACACGTAAAGAAGAGCCGACCAAGAGGGCCGTGATATACGCCCGTTTCTCATGCTCGAAGCAGCGCGAGGCGTCAATCGAGGACCAGCTGAGGGTCTGCAACGAATGGTGCGCCCGCGAGGGCTACGAGGTGGTACGGGAATACAGCGACTACGCCATGTCCGGCAGATCGGACGACAGGCCGCAGTTCCAGGAGATGATCGCCAACGCCGGCGAGAGCGACATCGTCCTTGTGTACATGATGGACCGCTTCTCGCGTTCTGAGTACGACGCCCCAATTTACAAGAAGGAGCTCGCGAAGCGCGGCGTGGAGGTCGTGAGCGCCATGGAGGCGCTGCCCGACGGCCCGGAAAAGATTCTCATTGAGAAGATTTACGAGGGATTGGCCGCCGTCGAATCGGCAAAGACCTCGATAAGGGTGAAGCGCGGCATGGGCGGAAACGCCCTCAAGTGCCTGACCAACGGCGTGAGGATATACGGGTACCGAACAGCGGAGGACGGTAGGTTCGAAATAGACCCCGATGCAGCCGAGAACGTGAGGTGGGCGTACAAGATGCGCCTGAGGGGAATCGCAGTCAACCGCATCGGGACGATGCTCGCGGAGCGCGGGGTGAAGAACTCCACGGGCGGGGCGTGCAATTACACCATGGCTCGAAAGATTCTCTCCGACGAGCGGTACACCGGCGTGTACATTTGGGATGACGTTAGGGTCGAAGGCGGTATGCCGCAGATCATCGACAGGGGGACGTTCATGGAAGCGCAGGAGATCAGGTCGAGGAAATGCCGAGCCGACGAATCCTGGGGTGACTACGCCCTCAAGGGCAAGGCGCTGTGCGGCGAGTGCGGAAGGAGCCTGCAGGGAATATCCGGCTACGGGTGCAAGGGCGTGAGGTACGAGTACTACTCATGCCCCGGCAAATGCCAGAAGAACATCAGGCGCGACCTCTTGGAGGGCGAGATCGTGAAGGCCCTGCGCGCGATGCTCTCGGACAGGAAAACCGCCATGATGATTGCGAGGGCTCTGTGCGGACTCCAATCGCACGGGGCGCTGAACGCCGAGAAGGATAGGGCGCAGAAGGTGCTCTCAGACGCCGAGAAAGCCCTCAAGAACCTTCTTGCGGCTGTGGAACAGGGCATCATTGTCCCGGGCACGAAAGAGCGCATACAGGAGCTTGAGGCTCAGAAACTGAGGGCGCAAAGAGACCTTGAGAACGCCAAGGCCGAGGAGGTCGACCCGGAGGACTTCGCCGACTTCCTCATGTACGGCGAGGAGCTTGATGACAGGAATCTTTTGAGGGCGTTCGTGTATCAGATGCTCGTCGAGCCGGATGGGGCCGTGGTCACCCTGAATTACGACGAAGAAAACGGCGAACCCGCCCGAATTAGCTTCAAGCGGGTTCGAGGAAAATTAGAATGGTGCGCCATATAGGGTTCGAACCTACG